TTGCCTCACCCGTGTCGGCAGTGAGAGTAAGATGGTGTTGATCGGAGACACCAAACAGGCTGACCTTGACGTCTTCCGCCGTGAGAACGGTCTGGTCGACGCCATCTACCGACTCCGCCACCTCCAGGACGTGGGTATTCTGGAGTTCCACAAGGAGGACATCGTCCGCAACTCCGTCATCGCCCACATCCTCGACCGTTACGACGACTGATGAGAACATCGACTCGCTGGAATCGCTCCGCACCTCACGAACTTGACGCGATGGTCATGGCACCCGCACTGCCATACCTCGGTGATCAGGGAGTGAGCAACAAGGACAACAACCCACCGCCGTCTCAATCGAAGGTGGACACCGGCGAGTCGTTCTCGGAGGCAAAGAGACTTAGTTTGGCCGACCCACAGACGTTGGGGATCTGGAACCTAATGAAACAGGCCGACGATCCTTCACATGTTGCTCACATTTATCGTTCCAATTGCGCCTCCAAATACTGTACAGTCCCGAAGGAGCACTTGCGCCACATGCGGGATACAATGATAAGAGACATGCGGGAACATGAGCGCAACTCGCCCAAACCCCGCAAACAGACACAGGTCGGGAACAACGCTCCCACCTGGAACTCACCTCAACTTCACATTCGTCGAGGCGCCTAATGTCTTCCCCCATAGATTATACAGTTCCTTGTGGTAAGTCAAAGGTTCACCCTGACGGAGTTTGTAGGCAAAAGCTCCACAAGAACATCCATAGTGGCCTTCACCGTCTTCATGAAAGAATGGAAGAGGAGGCAATGCAAGCTCAACTCGAACAGCAAAAGCAGCAGTTTGATGAGCAGCGGAAACACCTTGATCTTCAGGAGAAGATGCTTGGAGTGGGAATGGGCACCCACCGTGTGATCAAGGACATGCGGAAAAACAAGCCCAAAGTTAACCCCTATCTCCCCGGTGCCAACGCCGGTAACCCCAACAACAAAAACGGTAAGAAACAATGAACGGATTCTTCGCACCCGAAGCCCTCGAGGCGCTCCAACAGGCCTACGAGATGCAGCTCACCCCCGAGGAACAGGATTACGACCTGACCACCGGTCTGCCCACGAATCAGGTGAGCAACACCTCGCCGTGGCACGGCACCGTGGATCTCTGGAAGTACCCCGACGGTAAGAATAAGCTCGAGACTTCGCCCATCATGTACCACGGCTCCGATGAGGACGAGTACGATGATGAAGAGGGTGAGGAGGAGTACGATGATGACACAGTGTCCCAGTACGAGGTTGATGACGAGGAGGCACTAAGTGACGAGGAGATCGATAATTTGATCGAGGAGCTACTCCACTCGGACGAGGATGACGAGTGATTCCAAAGATAATCCACCATTCGGCACCCGCAAATAGAAAGCATTGGCATTACATCTGGAGTATTTGCTTTCCAACGTGGAAGGAGCACTTCCCCGAACCCGAGTATAAGCATGTGATGTGGGACGATGAGGCCATTGATAGCTTCATTGAGGAAAAATTCCCGAATCACGTCGACTTTTACCACTCCCTACCTCATCATATCATCCGCCTGGACTTTTTCAGGTTTGCGTTGTTGTATGAAGAGGGCGGCATTTATGCGGACATGGACATGTACTGTGTTCGCAACTTCTATGATGAGCTGTATAAGGACGTCGCATTTGTCGAAAGTCCTTACATTAAGGGTGAGCTGGAAAACTCACTGATGGCCGCGATGCCTAAAAATCCCCACTTACTGCGGATAATGTTTCGTTGCCGTGAGACATTCGCCGAACTCGGTGTACGAGAAAACATTACTGGCGCTGAAGGGTCTCAATATGTGCTTGAATTGTGTGGCCCTCAACAAATCACGAAATATCTTGCCGAGCGTTCTAAAGAGGAGCAGAAAGAGGTGCAGCGATTGCGCTACCCGCTATTCAACCCCCATGCTGAACGCGCTGACCCTACTCGCTTAGAGAAGTATTTCACCATCCATATGAACACAGGCAACTGGGGGAAAGATTTCACAGAATGGGCGCTTAAAAATCTAGCCCATACAGGAGAAACCTACGAGGGATTCACCAAAAGAAAATGGGCTTCTCACAGCCCAGTCTGGGCACGCAGGTTTGGAGCCGTCTTTCCGAACTAAGGGTAAAAACTGCTTAGTTTCTGACATCGCATGGACGGCGTAGTTCTGCCTGGCGTTGGTGGCATGATCAACGCCTCCAACGCTCAATCTGACCCCTCACTGGAAAAGGAGAATAAGCAGAAACGCAAGTGGGGTGCTGGTGTCAACAAGGAGGGTTTCATGACCATCGGTAAGACCGACCACAACGAGCTTCGTCTTGCTAACCATAAAGAGCGTCGTGAGAGCAGGGTAAACCTGATTAACCGATCGATGAACGAGTACGCCGACGGCGGTCAGGCGATGAGCGAGATCATGGGCCGCCGCTCCCTCCGCGCCGCCGAACATCGCGAATTGAAGTCGAAGGAGTACGTGTTCTCCGAACAGGAGGACGAGTACCTCGCGATGGGTTCGTTCATGCCCTCATTTGATGAGGGTTGCTCCTGTGGGACATGTGCTTCTTGCCGCAGCAAGAAAAAGGCAAACGCAGAATATCGTGAGTGGTCGACTGAAAAGCGGAAGGAATTGGCGAAAGGCGAAGTCAAAGGCCACTTTGCTGGCCCCGATCAATCATTCCCTATTTCAAATGCCACTGATGTAAAGGCAGCTTGGTCCTCAGTTGGCCGCGCGAAAAATCCTCGCGCTGTCATGAAGCGGATCATTTCAATTGCAAAAGAACTTGGTCTGGAATCGGCACTCCCTGACTCTGTCAAACAACGTCTCGCCGAAGGTGGTTCTGGTCTGCCTGGGTGATGCCGCTACACGTTATCTTCGCGATCGCTGGACCTCTGACCGGCTTCATTCTCTCCGTCATCCTGTATCTCGGTAAGAGAAACCTTGACGAGATGACCAACACCTTGAGTAAGGTGCAACACACACTCACCGAGCTGCGTGTGGAGATTCCTAAGTCCTACGTGACCAAGGAGGAACTACTCTCCCACATGCACGCCGAAGAGCAGTGGCACAGCCACATCACCCAACAACTTCGCGACATCCGCGAGGAAATCTCGTCAGTCCGGGACTGGACCCACCGATCATGAACCTTGAAGACTACGATTTTGATCGCCTCCTCGCGCTGGGTTACACCGAGAAGGCTACCGGCGACCTGAAGGATGCCTGCTGGAAGGGTTACACCGCTGTTGGTCTGAAGAAGAAGGGTGGCCGCACTGTTCCAAACTGTGTGCCCATCAAAAAGAGCAAGTCTGACCACGCCGAGGAGATGAAGCGTAAGCCACTTATCGCCGGTCCGAGTGCCGGTTCACCGTCCTTTGGTGAGGGCAAGGGGACTGGAAAGCCATGTGGTGGCTCGCATATTTCGGCCAATAAAACCTGTCACGTTGGTGGTAGTGCCGGATACAAGGACGTGACCGAAGCCATCAGGGCTGACATGGGAAGCTCCTTCGATGACGCGCATGAGAAAGTGTTTGAGGAGCGCTACGCCAAGGCCAAAGACACAAAGGATCTGGGTCGTATTCACAAGAAAGCCATCAAGGATCTGGACAATGATGACCTTGATGCTAAAGAGGGTGTCCTCAACGCTATGAAAAAGGCCATGCAAGCTCACCTCGAGGTGAACATGGCGAGCGGTCAGGGCGCCAAACGTGAGGCGGAACTCGCCGCGATGACCCCTGAGGAGCGTGCGAAGGCTCGTTCGGCGGACGCCATTGAGCGAGGGATCAAGAACAAGGTCGTCTCCGGGAGAATGCGCTGATGTTCGGTTCCTTCCCCGAGGATCTCCTCGCCGAGTTCAAAGAGGCCTACGCAGAACGTCAGACTATGGCCATCGGGTATCCCCAGCAGTCCTACTCCGACAAAGAGGATATGCCGTGCAACAAGCCCAAGGCTGAGACGCACAACGGTAAGTCCCACGTCGTGAAAGCTTGCTATGGCGGTCAGGAGAAACTTATCCGCTTCGGTCAGGCCGGAGCCTCCACAGCTGGCAAACCCAAAGAGGGTGAGTCGGAGAGGATGAAGGCGAAGCGTGCCTCCTTTAAGGCCCGCCACGCAAAGAATATCGCCAAGGGTCCGTCTTCAGCGGCTTACTGGGCGGACAAGGTAAAATGGTGATCTCATGTTAGGACATTTCTCTCCAGAAGCCCTCCGCGCATTTGCTGAGGCACTCGATTTAGATACCGGAAATCAAGACTTCTCCGAAGGAGTGTTCGATTTTAAGGTATGCCAGAAACCTGATGGGAAGCATTATGGAGTGTCAGACAATGACAGGTGCGCTCCGCCGGCTAAAGAAGTTTCTAATAGACCTGGGGGAGGTTTTCTAAACCTCCAAGCAGGCAAGGGAATCAATTATGATACCGCCAAAGGTCAAGGTGACGCCAAGACTATGGCAAAAGCAGAAAAAGAATACTTAAAATGGCGACACTTGGGTGATAGCCACCAACAAGCTAAAGACAAAGCTCTTAGGTCTTTTCCGGGAACCTGGGAAGACATTATGCCAAAAGCAAAAGGAATGTATGAAAGGGCTCAAAGCAAAGTCAAAGCCTCTAATGTACTAAAGCAGTCTAATGAGCCTATGGTTAGGCCAGGGGCAAAGACGGCTGTTGTAAGCCCAACTCCAAAATCTGGGCGTTCTGACTATGAGGCAATTGTTAGTGACTTGCAAGAAGCTCGCAAAGGGATTATTCGATCTATTTCTCGAGAAGCGACGTGGGATTCGGAGAGTGACCCAAGGCGCTTAGAGGCCATACGAGAAGTAAAAGCCTTAATGAAACCCCAAGTTGATGAAATTACAAAAATGGCCAAATTCACACCTGAACAACGACGTCAAGCTTGGGAGGAAATCTCTCAAGGAATCGAGAGCAACCTCTGATCATGAACACTTTCAACATCCCCTCAGTGGACCACCTCATCGAGAGCGTTCACTATCGCGTCGTCGACTGGTCCTTTGCCGAAGGACGCGACCGCGGCCTAGAGACCAACATGCCAGGCCGTGGCGCACCATCCACCTTTGCCGAAGAGTGTGGCCCTGATGAAAAGATGATCTTTGGTATGTGTCGAAGCACCAAAACCAACCCCAAAGACGATAAGGACTTCGACTCCTCCAAGAAGACAAAGCAGGAGGAGGAAGGTGAGGCTCAAGCTAAGAAAGAGGGCTCTGAGTTCAAGAACAATAAGATGATCAAGGATGTGAAGTCCGGTAAGAAACTTGGTTGGGCAATGAAGGATGGTAAGCCTGTATTGGTGGAATGGGGATCTGTAGCTGGAGAAAAGAAAGTCGGTTCGAAGAAGCCCGAAGCGAAACCCCAAGGCGGTGGTGGTGGCGGTGGAGCTCAGGCGCCCAAGCCACAGTCATCGGCTCAGCCTCCAAAGCCAAAGGAAAATAAGGATGAGGCACCAAAGCCGGGCGACCTCCTTCAGAAGGAGCGTCAGGAACGTGCTGATGCTTGGAGAAAGGGCGGGCAGGCAATGTAATGATAGGTAGTTTCTCAGAGGAGGCACTTCAGGTTCTGGATTTCGTGCGTTGCGAGCGTCCCAATGGAACTGCGTATGGAACTGCGGGAACCTGCCGTAAAGGGGTCGAGAGCGCTGTAGAGACCAAAAAGTACAGCTGGGGCTCCACGATGAAGGTGTCGGGAGACGGCGACAGTGTCGTCCTCCACGATGACAATCAAAGTGCCATTGGCAAACTCGCTGACGGTGAGAGCACAACCTTCAGAGCGGATAGTGGGGACAAATGGACCGCCACTCGCAAGGGCGATACTGTGGAGTTGCAGTCGGGCTCACAGAAACTTTCAGTCAGCCACTCGAGATTCGACCAGGGTGACTCCGATGAGGCCCCTAAGCCAAAAGCGGAGCCCAAGGCGGAGGAAGCTCCCAAGTCATCTCCTAAAAAGCCGAGAGAGGAGAGCTTCGAAAAAGGTGGTACCTTTGAGGGTGATTCAACCAAAATCACTGGAGGGCCTGGAGCCGATGCTGTCAAGAGACAGATCGACCACGCCAAAATGGTGATGGAGAAGTACCCCGACATGGCGGACTCCATGAAGGGTGAGCTTGAGAAGAATCTGAAGCAGTTGGAGCCCTTCCAAAATAGCCAAAGAGTCCTTGATAGCATCGTCGCCAATGTCCCAGCGGGAACAACTGTTAGGGTGACCCCAATGGGCACAATCCAGACAGAATTCACGACGCCCGGCGGAAACGTCGTCAGCACGACATTCGGTCGAAACAGCTTCAACTTCGAGGTGAATGGCACCTACGAGGCCGGAACGGTGACTCAGGGCCGAAAGGAGGAGATGGCAGTGGCGAGGCAGGTACAACGTTGCTTCAACGCCGTTCTGGGTTCCCTTCCTGAGGGTTATGTCATGCGAACGTATGCCTACTCCGAGGACGGTAAGGGCGCCTCCAGACAAAGGGCGTACGAGAAGATGGGCTTCTCTAAGGCGACTCCAGGGGAAAACATCTACGGCAGGCTCAAAGACGGCGTGCTCGTCCCTTCAACAAAAGAGGAGCAGAGTAAAACTGACACAATCCTCTCATTCTCCGAGGTTGTTGGCCCTAATTCCATGGCTTTATGGTATGTGGCCATCTTCGGAAAAGACCCACGGGTAAAACCTTAGTAAAAGTACTTCCCAATGCGCAAAGATTCGATCGCCGACGCCGCGCTTAAGCAGGCGTATGAACTCTACAGTTACTCAGAACGCGGCTTCCACGGCACTGGAATCGACGCAGAGGATGTGCCGGTGCTTGCCCCTCAGGTGAGCAAGCTAAAGAAAGAAGATAAGCCATGGGAGCCTAACTCGGCCTTCTACGGCAATCAGCCACGTGGCAGTGGCCCTCCGACCTTCAATTATGGTGAAGAGCAAGGCACAGGCGAGTACAACTCAATGCAAGCTGAGCTGACCGGCCTTATGGACATTCAGGAGCGTCTGAGTGGCCAGCTTCGTCGTGCCCGTCAAATGGGCAACTTCCAGGAGGAGCACCGCATCGTCAAGGAGCGGAATCAGATCCTGAAGGCGATCTCGGCCGTGGAGGCCAAGATGATGGTGAACGATCTCGGCCGTACTCAGCGTGGCATGAACAATGGCATGATGTATGAGTCACAAAATCACCAAGAGGAGGCCAACCCCTTTCGTGATTACGCCGAGGCCATCAACGAAAATGACGAGAAGATCGCACGTCTCGAGGAGGCCCTTCTGCGGTTTGCCGAGCTAAAGTCTGCTGGTGGTGACGCCGGCGCTGACCCTGGTCAGTCCAACTCCCTCGAGGACGAGGAAGATTCCGACGACAAGGAAGACGAAGAGGAACTTGGTGAAGCCTGATGGACGAGCAGGACTTTTACGACTTTCGGCGCTGTGTGCGCCCAAACGGAACTGCTTACGGCACGGGCGGCCAATGCCGTAAAGGTGATGAGCAAGGCCTTTCTCAGCGAGTAGGGAAGAAGTTTCTAGCCCAAGCGACCACACAAAAGCTTGAGGATTACGCTAGACGTGCTCCTCATAAGTATCAGCGTGATGCCATTAAGGCCGAATTGGCCCGTCGTGCCGGGAAACCGGCATCAGGTCCTGCTGGAAGTAAGCAAAAGCCCAAACCTCTAGATGGTCCCACTAATCGGGCTCTTCAACGTGAGAAGGACAAGTTAAGCAAGGAGCAAAAGGTTCTTCAAAAAGAGTTAGACGCTCTCATTGCTCAGCGCGATGGTGGAGCGCCTGATAAGAAAGACAAACTCTCAAAGCAAATCAACGCTGGATTCCTTGCCAAAGCTCCAAAAGAAAAGCTTGAAGAGTATCTAAAGCGTGCTCCTCACAAATATCAACGGGACCGGATTCAAAAGGCTCTCGACGAGAGGGCAAAGATGGATGCTGGGAAAGCTGATAGTGTTCCCCCAGGGCTTAAGCTTGCAGCCAGGTGGAATTTGGAGGCCCGCAAGGAGAACGTGACCCCGTCCGCTATACGGAAGGAGGCTGCAGCCATTGAAGCTCGGCAAAAGGGCCAAGATCAGGAAGCAGCGAAACAACAAAGCAATAGCGTCAAAGCTAAAAATCTGCCTCCCGCTGATTCCAAACTCTTCCGAGGGCTTAATCCGAAGGATCTCGACGATCTCGAGAAGAACTACATTAAGGATGGTAGCCCCGAGGCTATGGTGAGGCTGGACGCTTTGCGAAGGGAGAGAGCCCGACGTGCGGGGCAGGCCGATCAGCAAGCTCAAAGGAAGGCTCAAGCTGCTGGGGCTCCCGATCCCAAGTGGGGCAAGTACGGTGACGCCCAACTTCGCAATCAACTCCAAGCTGCGAAGAACCTTGGGAAGGACGCTATGGCAAAGGAAATCGAAGCCGAGATTAAAAGGCGAGCCAAGGCGAATCCCGCAGATCCCGGCAAATGGAAGAAGTGGGGCGACGAGGAACTTCGTGATCAACGCAGTGTCCTCATTCGTCAGGGAAGAGCGGGTGAGGCGGGTGACGTCGAAGCTGAGATGGCAAGGCGTGGACTCTCTAAACGTCCATTAGGTCCTGCAGGCCTCCCTCAGAAAGTGAGTAAGTGGACTCACGAAAACATGGTGAGGCTCGACGAGCGTGTCGAGAGTGACACCCAGATGCAGATGGGCAAGGAGGATTTCGTCTGGGGCAACTCGCTCAAGAAGGGAGCTAAACTCCTTGGAGAGGGCGCTTACGGCACGGCCATCGCGGACAAAAACGACGTGGTTGTCAAGCGCGGAACTGTCGGTGAGAATGAGGCGAAACTCATTGAGAGACTCGGAAAAGTTGATCTTGGGCCTAAGCTGATCGCCGCGCAGTATGATGGTCCTGGTTACGAGAGAGGTACTCACAATGGCCGCATCGCCATGACACGAGTCCCTGGCTCACCAATTGGCAAGAAGAAAGGTGACGAGCCAGTCGGTAAGACTGGTAAGGTTGTTTCTGATGTCTATTGGGAGGCCCGAGCCAAACTTCACCGTATGGGCATCGCTCACAACGACATGCACATCGAAAACGTCTTCATTGATAGGAATGGAAACGGTCGCTTTGTGGATATGGGCTTGGCCCAAGCTGGTCCTAAGGCGGCACTCGCCGAGGCCATGGGAGTATTCACCCGAGTTCCTCAAGGGGCTATTAGGAGGGGCGGCTCCGACGCTGGAGATTGGCAAGTTCGACGTTGGGACGGTACTGCTGGAAAGGAGATGGTGAATGCCGAAATGTCCACCAGTCCAGCAGCAAGGGCGGAATTCGCTCGGAGATTTCCGACTGCCTCGAGGGTGCTTCAAAACAAAGAAAAGGCTATATCTAAGCTGAAGAGTTTTGGCCTCACCGATCAGGATGTGGCCGACGTGATTTCACACGGTATCCGCACTAAAGAAAGTTCCTTTAGTAAGCGTGGTATGGGCAAACTCACTGACGCTCAAGCAAAGCAAGTTATCGAGGTTCTTTACGATGGCATCTGACGACAAGAAGTACATCGCGCTGATGGACAAATACAAACTCAACCGGCGAAGTGATCCGCAAGGTGCCATGAAGTACCTTGATGCGGCTCTCGCTCTAGCTGATAAGGGCAATGTGAGTGAGGACGCCATCGCCGGCGGTGCTTATCTTTGAGCCTGGGTAAAAGTGCTGAAAGCCCGTCTTTACGGGCACGCACTCGCTCCTCAGCAACATGGCCGTCCGGATCACACTCAAGCGTTCCAGCATCTTCAACAAGCGCCCCACTCCTGACTTATTGGATCCGGGCGAACTGGCACTGAACACCAACGCGCTGTCCCCAGGTCTGTTCTTCGAGACCGAGAACAATCGTGTTGTCAAAGTGGGTCCGACGGCAGTTGGCACTGAATATCCCACTCCCTTCCCCTCACTGGGGGAAATGAGCTACAATCCGGTCAACAACTCGCTCAGTATCGGCGATGTTGACCCTGAAACCGCAGCGCAGGTATGGCGTGAGATTTCCGCACCCTACCTCGGTGGAACAAACGGATACGTGGTGTTTATTGCGCCCGAGTTTCCGACATCCAACGACGACCTCAAGAATGACGGTCAGTCGGCACCCTACAAGAGCCTTAACCGGGCCGTTCTTGAGATCGCGAAGCAGTCGATCGTCAGACAGAACGAGTCGGACGCGTACCAGAATAACCGATACACCATCTTTGTTCAGCCTGGCACCAACACCGTGTTCAACGGTCCGGGCAAGTCCATCGCCACAACTGCAGACCCAGAGGGCGCTTTTGGTGTCAACTTTGATGTGTCTCCTGACGTCAATCCTGACATCCTGACTGAGTTCAACCCTGTGACGGGTGGTCTAATTGTCCCACGTGGAACAAGCATTCAGGGTCTAGACCTGAGGAAAACCATCCTCGCCCCAACCTACGTCCCTACTTTCAAAGTTCCCGGCAGTTCACTCGGCACCAACGAGCCCATCACGTCCATTCTGAAGTGGACAGGCAACTCGTACGTCACCGAACTGACATTCAAGGACAAGCCGTCAGTTGCACTTGTCAACAAGTTCGGCACCTACAAGGACACCAATAGCGCTGTCTTCTACAGCATCCAACCCCACGGTTTCGCTGCCAACGACAAAGTTTTCTTCGAGTACTCTCCAGGAGCCAACCGCATCCCCACCGGCACTGGTCAGGTAGAGGTTCTCAGTGGTGACTACTACGCATACCCGCTGTCTGTCGACAGCTTCCTTTTGTCGTACACCCCAATCACCGCTGAGACTGCAAACTACGTTGAGCGCGCTCAGCTGCCCGCTGACAGTCAAGGTCTTGCCTTCACTTGCTCAGTGACGTGGAAACCCTACTCTCACCACCGCTTGCGTTGCTTCAGCAGTGCAAGTCTGGAAGAGATGAACGAATTCTATCAAAAGGTTCAGGCTGCTTTCCCGACGTACTTCGATGGCAAGCGTAACCAAGCTGAGGTGATCAACCCAGGTGAGACAGAAATTGTTGCACCGACTCCCAATATCATCCCTAGCCTCATTTCAAACAACAACCGTCAGGGTTCTCCCTACGCGTTTAATGTGTCGCTTCGCTCTTCCTACGGTCTTTGCGGGGCAGAGGCAGATGGTCGAATTGTGACAGGATTTAAGTCGTCCCTATTCTCTCAGTTCACTATCGCTTCGATTCAAAACGACCCGTTTGTTTACGAAGTTTACACCACAATTTACGACAACACGACCCAGAAGTCGGTGACCACGTGGTACCCGCTTCCCGTCGCGACATGGGCTTCCATTGACAATATCAATCGCCCAGACAATGCCTGGCTCGTCCCAGCAGAGCAGATGCTCGCTTACTTGAACGAAGTCCCAGTTATCAACGTTCGGTACGCCTACACGAGCCAAGTCTCCCCTGATAACAAAACTTACGGTCTTCCCGACCTCGATAACGACTACCGTCACTTTGGCATTCGCGCTTCGAACGACGCTTACGTGCAGGTGGACACAGCGTGGACTGTGGGACCAGCCGTCGGTTTCTGGACGTTGAACGGCGCTCGCATGTCGGTGACAAACTCGACATCGAACTTCGGATCGACTGCTGTCCGCACTGAGGGTTTCGCTGGAATCGGAACACTTGGCGGCGCACTTCCTCAGGACCAGGGCTTCCGCTTTGGCGGCATTCGCATGCCTCTCAAGCTGACTCAGTACGGTGTGGCGAATTTCAACCTCTACTCACTCGGCGTGGCGGTGAAAGAAGTGACCACAGACCTCACCACAGGGGTGCAAACTGTGCTAGTGGGACCTGGTTTTGAGCCCATCACACTTCTTCCTTACTCCCTAGCTCCAGGCACTGCGCTCTGGATTCAAAGTTCAATCTTAGAATTCCGTGGTTTCTTCGTTGACGACGGTCTCCCCACTGCAATCTTCCTGCCCAATGGGGATTGTCAGCTTCGTCTGCGTTACGAAGACTCTACTATTCCAAATGGTGGACCTGATGTAACAAATGCTTGGGACCCACCGTTCATTAAGCGTTTCCAGGATCCTCGGACTGTGATGGAGCAGTCTTACGCTCTTATCCTTGACAACACCACTCCTGGTCACCGCGACCCGATTTCCGGCAACATTCTGCGTCTCCAACAGACTTCGAACAACAACAATCAAGCGCTGACAGTTCGTCCTGGTGTGCAGTTCGACCCTGGGCAGACTGGTGGTTGGGGCCGTGTGTTCCAGGTCGCTTTCTCACAGTCCTCCTCTGATGGTGACGCACCTCAGTACAACGAGACACTGCTCAACCGAGTCATCTCCACATCATACTATACGGCCCTCCTCGCTGTGGACAATAGTCGTCCGTGGTTGGAGACGTACGATAAGCCTCACGGTGCCTACGTAACATTCCAGAACCGCAACTGGTACGCTACCTGTAATGATCAGTGGAACGGGGTGTATTTCTCCACATCCATTGACGCACAAACCGCCAAAAAGCTCATCCCAACCAGCTACGTTTCTCCGTACGCCAACACCTTGTGCCTGGAGAACCAGTATGAGGTTAATAGCACTTTCCAAGGCCAGTTTGGAGGAGATCCCACTGCGGCACTATACAAAGATGACACATATTTGAGAGGATCCTCGCCAGCCAGAGCCAATTACGACTTCTCCGACTACTATAACGGCGACAATGGGTCGACCAATTTTGGTCTTCTCCGCAATGACATCAATGCTGGACTGAGCGTAGCTACTACCCAAATTCTAAAACCTACTGAAAAGACAATTTACTTCCAGAGTATTGCTCAAATCTCTAATCTTGCGAATCCCAAGAAAACCTTTGTTGTTCTCGCTCTAACTAACGATTCCCTCTCAGGTAAAAAAGAGTATGTCCAGGTCATCGCCTGGAATCCGACGGACAACTCTGCGACCGTGATTCGTGGTCTGTACGGAACCACCGTCAATTTCGATTGGCCGATTGGCTCTCTCGGAGCACTTCAAGCTACCAACACCACGGTGAATCCACTCGACTACGACCTCGATTGGGCACCCACGAAGTACGCGATGATTCGCTTCCTTCAGGTGATGGGCTACTCCGATGTGGACATCCAGACACTACTTCAGCCACAGTCGCCATCCTCACGGAACCGCCAGCTGGCGAACATTTCCATTCAACCGAAAGGCGGCTACGCGCTCAACACAGGCCCCTGGAACATGGAGTTTAACCTCCCAAGTTCCCTAAACTGCGCCTTCCACCAGTTCTACAGCGTTGGCTACTTCAACTACTCTCGCGGACTTCCAAAGTATCTCGAGAGCAACCTTAACACCAAGCAGTATTACGACTTCATCTCGACTGCGATGTGGGGTGGCTACTTCACTCTGTTCGGTCAGAACGAGTACGGAAGCACCATCGTTGAGGGTGAGCTGACTCAGGCACTAACCGGTCGTCCCTACGGTTCACTCTCTTCCGACATCACCAACTTCCCACGCTACAAAGTGGACCGTCGACAGGACGAGGATGAGCAGTCCTACGTTCGTGTGGTTGACACCGGAGACGGTCTGACCGGTGGTCCTATCACCGACATCGGGTCCATTTCATTGCTTCCCGCCACAACGGGAAGTCTAGGCGGTGTCATCGTTGGTGATTTCTTATCCGTCACCCCCTCAGGTGTGCTGAGCCTCGATGCTTCTCGTGTGGGAACAGTGCGTGGTGTCACTGCTGGCATTGGCCTTGGCGCTCCAAACACTGGCAATACCATCACTGAGACGGGAACAATCAACCTTCTGCCTCCAACTGCCACAACAATCGGTGGCGTTCTCGCTGGTGAGGGAGTCCAAATCAGCATCAGTGGTGTGCTTGGTCTCAAACCACCAACTGTTAGCACACTCGGCGGCGTGAAGCCTGGTCCTGGTGTTGACGTGTCTCCTGAAGGAGCACTCGTTCTCCTGCCCCCCACCGCGACACAGATCGGTGGCGTGAAAGCCGGCGCTGGAATTGTCATCGACCCAGACGGAACAATCAAGCTAGCAGACGGTCCTTCTGGCGTAGTTCGGATTGACCCGATCACGTTCGACGGGACTCGAACCGACTTTCAGCTCCTTTCTGGCGGTCAACCTTTCACCCCAGAAAACAGCACCTACCTCCTCGTCGTTGTTGGCGGCATCACTCAGCCGTCTCCAGACGCCTACACCGTCAACGGCTCCACCCTCACCTTCACGAACGCTCCGCCCGCTGGAGCCTCCTTCTACGGCATCGCCTTCCTCTAACGGGTAAAACTGTTGCAACGCGACTTCACCCGGGACAAGTAATTAAGAACCTCCATGACCGTCTCCGCAACTCAGATTCAACTTCTTCGGTCGTCAATTCCGAACTTTCGTCCCGACCCAGCACAGTTGCTCCCGGGACAACCTGCCGTCAACCTTGACGCTCTTCAGCCCGGACTGTTCTTCACCGACTCCAACGGAGTTTTGGCAAAGATCGGTCCATGCGCGGTGAGTCTTCAGCCTCCGAACACGAACGCCGCGGGAACTCCGGGAAACTCTCGGGGTGAGCTGTGGTTCAACGCGCAGGAACAACGCCTCTATGTCTTCAACGGCGTTGAGTGGGTTCGTGCTGACCCCTCGGAGACCGGTTACGCGAGGGTCATTATTCAGACGACACCTCCTGACATCACACTCTACCCGAGCGGGGCACTGTGGTGGAACGACTACAACGGGGAGATGTACGTCCTGTACGAGGACCCCAACGGTCGTCAGTGGGTGCAGGTCGGTGCGGGCGGCGGAAGTGGCGGTGGCGCTGTCATCATCTCCGACCAACAACCCGACCCTGACATCACTTCTGCGGGTGCACTGTGGTGGAACGACGACACTGGTTCACTGTTCATCCTCTTCAATGACGGCGGCCCAAAGAAGTTGTGGGTGCAGATTGCTGGAGCTGGAGCGATCAACGCCGGACAGGGCGGCACAGTCACAAAGATCGATGCTGGCACGGGACTGACAACGGCCAATGGACAACCGATAACAACCTCGGGAACACTTCTTCTCAAGCCAGCTGCCGCTAACGAAATCGGCGGTGTGAAGCCCGGAAACAACATTGTCATCGACCCAGACGGCACGATCAACGCGGTTGGAGACGGAACAGGCACCGTTACTCAGATTCAGACTGGTCCTGGAATCACAGGTGGTCCTATCACCTCAACCGGAACTATCGGTCTTGCTTCCGCCACAAGCTCTCAAATTGGCGGTGTGAAGCCCGGCGCGGGGGCTTCTGTCACGGGCAACGGAACTTTGTTCGTTGTCCCCGCCACCACAAGCAGTATCGGTGGCGTCATCGTAGGTCAGGGTTTGAATGTCGATGGCTCTGGTGTTCTCGCCGTGGACTCAGTGCCCCAAGGCTTTGTTCCGCCCGGCACGGTTCAGTGGTTTGCAGGCCCCCTCTCAAAAATTCCAACCGGATGGCTCTACTGTGATGGGGCCCAGTACCCAGTCGCCACTTATCCAGCGCTTTACGCGGCTATCACCCGTATCTACTCTTTCCTATCCACCCCAGCAGATCAGTTCCTCCTCCCAGATCTCCGAGGCCAATTCCTGCGTGGCTGGGATAACCGAGCCACCGGCGGCATAGACAGCGGACGAATTTTTGGTTCGTATCAGAACGACGAGTTTAAGTCCCACACTCACACCTACACGGACAACCTAGGCCCAGGTTTTGGTCTGACATTCACAGGTAACTCTGCAGCTCAAGACAATACAACCGGTGCAACTGGCGGCAGTGAGACCCGTCCGAAAAACTGCGCAATGCTTCCAATCATCAAAGTCTGACCATGCTTCCAGATATCGTCTCTGCAGCGTACGTTTACAGTACGAGTCAATCTGTAGTTCAGGTCACCTACATCGACGCGACTACTGCGGTCGTCTACCCTAATCAGTTTGAAAATCCCCGCACTCAACAGCTCAATGCGTGGGTGCGAGGCGGTGGTCAGATCACACCTTTCGTTCCGACTCCAACTCCACAGCCCGGACCTCCGGCTTTTATCTCCCTCGCCGCTAGCGCCAACCAGACTGGGGTTGGATATAACACCGCTCTCAACGAGTGGATCTCTCTGGCAGAGTACAACCTGGAGACCGACGGGACGTCCGTTCAACTCATTGCCTACCGCAACTACGAGATTAGTCTCGCTCTTGTGGCAGAAGACTACAGTGGGTCTGGAGGTGAGGTGTTCGGCGTAGTGGACACCGCGACCGGTGACCCCATCTATAGCGACAATTCAGGCGCTGTTATCATCGCGCCCTATGCTACAGGTGGCAACTTCTCCGGTACACCTGCCAACACGTTTCTCTACACCCCAACAAGTGCAGTCTCCATCAGCGTTCGCTGCTTGAGCAACACTGGTGAGTCTCTGACAATTGTCGAGGGCGCCTCTACTTTCACCATCTCCGAGCTCGTTAGCGGCTCCGTCTACGCCGAGAAGATGGGACCACAGGGACCGCAAGGTGTTGCGGGTCCTACAGGCCCTCAAGGCGTTGGGGGTCCCGCTGGGCCTCAAGGCGCTTCAGGACCTCAAGGTCCGGCAGGCCCCGACGGTCCTGCGGGTCCTCAAGGTGCTCCAGGTCCTGGGTTCATCTTCTTGGGCAACGTGGCAACTGTTGGCGGTCTTCCTCCAACAGGCAATGACCAAGGGGACGCTTACCTTGTGCTGGCTAGCTCCGACCTCTACATTTGGAACGGCACAAGTTGGGTCAACGCGGGCCCCATCCAGGGACCTCAGGGTGTTGCTGGTGTTCAAGGACCTCAAGGACCTGCTGGACCCACTGGCCCTGCCGGACCTGCTGGTGCAGTGGGTCCCACTGGAGCCACCGGGGCGCAGGGACAGACAGGCCCCATCGGTCTCACTGGTGCCCCCGGAGCGCAGGGTGTTCCCGGTCCCACTGGTCCAACTGGCCCTCAAGGACTACAAGGAGCCCAGGGTCCTGCGGGACCCCAAGGTCCTCCGGGAAATTCAGCAAATGTCATCTGTCGAAGTGGTTCAGCAGCTGTGCCTGCCAACACCATTTCGGTGCCCTACACATTTGACACCTTTACACTGCCGGCTGCTGCTACCGCCTACGTTATCAATCTGAGTTTTGGCTTCTCAGCTCAAGGCGGAAGTGCGTACGGAGCCATGCAACCGCAAGTAACCGTACTCAACTCCACATCCGGATACAACAATACGCAGTACTCGTTGGTTCCGGCTAACTTCCGAGTGATTAACTACATGAACTATCCGACAGGGTCAACTATCACGTATGCTGATAGCGGCTTGGCGGCGGTCGGGCGGTTGGGATTCACCTTCCAATATCAGGGAAGTTGGGCTAGTGGGAGCAGTCCCGTAGTCTTCTGGCAATACACTGTTACGTACTGGTAATGGCAGCCATCCCCCAAAACCTCGGGGTTCCGACTGGAACCGTCATGTGGTCGGCCGTGTCAGAGCCTCCAGTGGGGTGGCTTGTCTGCGACGGTCGTTCGGTGGTGTCTGAAGATTACCCGGCGCTGTACACTTCAATTGGAAACACTTACGGTGGAGACCAGTTCTCCTTCGTTTTGCCCAATCTTGTGGGGCGGTTCATTCTAGGAGCTGGCGACCCGGGTCGAGAGCCATTCACCTACGAAGATGGCGTCAATAAAGCGCACTTTCACAAGATGAATGCCACCATACCTCACACTCACGGTGTGACTGACCCGGAGCACGAACACTCCACCTCCTCTGGTTCTCACACTCACCCCACAACGTCCAACCACGCGCATGCTAACACCACAAATCACTTTCACGCCACGGCTTGGGGTGGACCTAGTAGCCAGAACTTCAAGGGTTTCATTACCCTTGACTACGCATTTGCGCCTGGTGACTGTCGTTTTCAGACATATGCTCCCAACGACAACACGGTTTACCAACATTGCGAGCGAGTTCCTCGAGAAGACTTTTTCTACACCGTTTACTTAGCAGTTGACGACCCAACTTTCACAAACTCCACAGGTAAGACTGGCATCACACAGGTGAACACTAACATCACCGGAACGACGGTTGACATTGCTTTCACTGGAGTGACGCTTGTTTCTCAAACCACAAACATCACTCTTGTTCCTGCCTCGCCTAACATAGTTGCCGGAGAGTTTGGCGCAGTTGGTGGACCGCAACCCAAAAACATAGCTTTCCTACCGATCATCCGAACCTGACATGCTCCCAACAAACGTTCGAATCACGTCGGCTCGGTACGACAACGCCCAAAACTCGGTGGTCTTTGTCTTACTTGACAATGGCGAGACGTGGCACGTTACTCCAAACAACGGTTCAGGTCAGGCGAACGTCCTTGCGGCGTGGGTCCAAGACGGTGGAAACATTGGCCCGTTTGTGCCTCCCACTCCGGGCGCTATAGTTCCACCTGGGGCACTTATTTGGTTGGCTACTCCACAAGTTCCAGTCGGCTACCTTTTCTGTGACGGGTCAGCGGTTAAACGGTTGCAGTACGCTAAACTGTTCACAGCCATCGGCACAACTTTCGGGGCCGGCAACGGCTCTTCTACATTCAACCTCCCAAACCTCCGTGGAAAGATGATTCGAGGGTGGGGTCCAGTCAATCCTCTGGACTTAGACCGAAAGTTTGGAAGTGCTCAAGAAAGTCGACTTGGAGCCCACAGACACCCAATATCTGATCCAGGCCACACACACATTGTTCAAGACCCTGGACATATTCACGCAGTTGCGGACCCCGGGCACACTCACCAAAGCGAGGATCCAGGCCACACACACGCTGTGACAGACCCTGGCCACGCGCACAGCATCAGGATGTACGAGGATAACTTGCTTTTCGGGGTGCAATCGGGAATCAACCCTGTGATCCTCTGCCCCTACTCCACGTATCTTGATACGCCGGGCGGCATACCTAACTACGGTTCATACTCACCTTTTACCGACGTCTCCTCCGCAAATCTGACCGTTAATCAAGGATCCGCAAACCTTCTCACCGCTGTCGGTGAAGCAAATGTTTCCGACGAATTGAGTCCGGCATCTATCACTGTAGACCCCGCTCTCCTCAACATCTATGAGACGGGCAGTCAAGGAGGTGTTCGTACAGAGCCTGTCAATCTAACTCTCCTGCCGTTCATCCGCTACTGACATGGTGCCAATTAAACTCGCACAATACGCCGACGTTGAGGGGATACTGCACTTCGTCCAGTATGAGGACGAAACACACGCGTTCGTATATGCAGACGACGACACCGTGGAGTCCGCTCAACTGAAGAGTTGGATCCAGGCCGGAAACACAGTCGGGGACTATGTGCCCATCATTTCAGGCGGCATCATCCCTGTGGCCACAATCATGTGGTTCTGTTCACAAAATCCGCCTGAGGGCTACCTGCTCTGTGACGGTAGAGAAATCAGTCGAGCACAATACACACAACTTTTTAGGGCCATCGGTGAGACTTTCGGTTCAGGGGACGGTTTCTACACATTCAACCTCCCGGACCTCGTAGGACGGTTTTGTCGGGGTTGGGGAGCTGGTGACCCACTAGATGAAGGTAGGGAGTTCGGCTCCTACCAAAAAGACGAAGTTGGCATCCACACTCACGATATGCCACCCACCACTCATACCCATGGAGTCACTGATCCCGGCCACACTCACACTGTGACAGATCCGGGTCACTCCCACGCCGTGACGGACCCAGGTCACAATCACAGTGTGCTTGACCCCGGACATCAAATGCTTATCACTGAGCCAATTACCCACCAAGGCTGGATTTCAGGCTTCAGCAACCAAAACGTTGGCTGCATTCGAATGGGCGATCCACCTTCAGGCTGGTTTAGAATTAAAAACTTTGTTCTGAGTACCGACCGCAGTGAGATGGTGGTGGCAAGTGACCCCTCTAATTTAGTCCTTGCAAACGCTCAGTCCAACGTGGCAACAATCAGCGCCTTTACTGGCATTACCATTAACACTGCAGAGACCAACATTCCTTTCACAGAAGTCGCCGGTGAGGCAGACACTCGTCCAGACAATATTGCTCTTCTTCCGGTCATTCGCTATTAGGGTAAAAGTTTCATAATTGAGCCATCCCTAACGCCGAGCGCATGGCATTTACCCCTTACAACTTTCCAGACACCCCGTTCGACGGTCAACTCTACCCCAACCCTGCGGTTCCCGGTACTTTCCAGTACAAGTGGGACCTAACAAAAGGTGTGTGGGTGTTGGTTTCCGGAGCCGTGCTTCAGGTTCTGGGCAACGATCCTATTGTGATCACGGGCACCGCTGCGGTTCCCACTGTCAACATCAAGCCCGCTACAATCAACAACGCTGGTTCGCTCTCAGCAACGGACAAACAAAAACTCGACAGCCTGCCTCCAACAGTTGGTTCCGTGACACGGATCAACACCGGAGTTGGACTGACAGGCGGTCCGATCACGTCTTCAGGCACTCTCTCACTTGTTCCACCTTCTGGACCGAACATCGGCGGGGTGAAAGCTGGTCAGGGAGTCACCATCCTTCCTGACGGAACGATCGAGTCGAATGCTGGTGTGACGTCTATCACTGCGGGTCCTGGACTTGGTGGTGGCACAATCACTGGCACTGGCACCATCTTCCTTCGCCCACCAACTGGCGGCATCATTGGTGGTGTGAAAGCCGGGAACAACATCACCATCTCCTCTGACGGCACAATCAGTGCGGCTGGTGGTGAGGGAGCGACAGGAGCATTCATCATCCTAGACGACATTGCTCCACAATTTGACGGGATTAAGACACAATTCACTTGTAGGGTGAATGGTGGAGCGCAGCTCGTTGACTCGGCTGCCAACCTCTTCATCGTTCTCGGTGGAATTTTGCAGCCCTCGCCTGCAACTTTCACCGTGATCAACAACGAAGACTTGAGGTTTGTCTCCCCTCCAGCGGCTGGAACCACATTTAGTGGCCGTCTGTTTGTTCCGAACGGTCAGTCGTTCCAAATCATCGAGGATATCTCTTCGCAGTTCAACGGGGTCAACACCACGTTCCAACTGCGAGTTGGTGGGCAACCTTATCAGCCCGCAAGTCCAGCTCCCCTCTTCGTGGCAGTTGGTGGTATTCTTCAGACTCCCTACGTGGCCTTCACCACTAGCGCAAACAACATTGTCTTCAGTTCGGCACCGCCTGCTGGGGCTACTTTCAGTGGTCAGGTGCTAGGATTCTGATATGGCCTTCAACTTCCCAAGCAACCCAACGGATGGGCAGCTCTACCCAGACCCTCCGGTTCCAGGCGCTCAGCAATACATCTACAACGGTACGAAGGAAGTTTGGCTCACCACAGCACGTGGCGTGCAACAACTCTTCGCCGAGCAGCCTATCTATCTGACGGGCACAGACGAAGCGCCGATCATCAACATCAACCCAGCCACCCCAACCGACGGTGGCTACATGACTGCCGCCGATAAGGACAAGCTTGATAAGCTCAAAATTGCCAACGGCACGGTAGAGGAGATCACAGCGGGTGTTGGCCTTGGCGCACCTCTGACGGGCGACAAGATCACCGTCACTGGCACCCTCGACCTCCTTCCACCAACTCCGGTCTCCATTGGAGGTGTGAGAGAGGGCGACAACACCGTCATCTCCACGGACGGTCGACTCTCTGTCAAGCCTCCTTCCTCTCTGATCAACGGAGCTGTCCGTCAGGGGAAGGGACTTACCATCTCCGCCGATGGTGTGGCTTCCATCGCCAACGGTGGAACCTACACTCTTATTGACAGTTTGACCACTCAGTTCAACGGCACCTCTGTCGCCTTTGCGTTGAGAAGCGCGGGGATTCCCTTCTCTCCGTCGTCTCCAAACTCCCTTCTGGTTTTCATCGGGGGGATCGTTCAAATCCCCAACGTTTCCTTCACTGTGAGCGGTAGTACCATCACTTTCGGTTCCGCGCCGCCGACAGGAGCCACCTTTTACGCTGTCTCACTCACATAATGGCTTACATCTTTCCAGTTAACCCAGTAGACGGCCAGCTGTATCCCGTCCCCGCCATTCCAGGGTCACTTCAGTACCAGTGGAGTTCGGCTCAGCGCAGCTGGTTGATCTACTCCCCACTGGGCGTGACCTCCATCACGGCGGTTCTCCCGCTCCAGGTGACGAACCCGACTGACGACGCCGTCATCAGCATCCTCCCCGCCACCGTCAACAACCCCGGCTCGATGTCGGCAGCTGACAAGGCGAAGTTGGACGGGATCCCGCCTGACGCGGCACCTGGTACGGTGACCCAGATCAACACAGGCCCAGGACTCGCCGGCGGTCCGATCACTGAGAGTGGCACTATCGATCTTGAACCGGCGACGAGAACCACTGAGGGTGGTGTGATCATTGGTGAGAACATTGATGTCGACGCTGCTGGTGTGATTTCCATTCCGGCCGCTCGATTTGGTGTCACGAGCATCAACATCGGCCCTGGTCTCATCGGAGCTCCGTCACCCATCGTCAACACCGGCACCATCTCCGCCGCGCTCGCGACGCGTCTGACTGTCGGTTCGGTTCGAGTCGGTGCTGGAATCGCGGTGGCTCCTGACGGCACTATTTCAGTCGACGGTGCTTTGTCCAAAGCCCAGATTCTCGCCTACGCCTCCGTCTCCGTCGCTAACGCCTCCAGCCCACCGGTTTTCACCGTTCTCGAAAGCTACAACGTCTCAGCAATCACTTGGGCAGGAACTACAACCTACCCCCGGGTTCGTGTCACCTTCCAGAACCCGTTGGTAAACACCAACTACGGAATTGTCAGTGGCGCCACTTCCGCTCAGACTTTCCCTCCAGCGTCGGGAACGAACCCACAAAGAAGTCAGGTCCTTAACTTGAGCAACAGGACAAACTCATACTTTGAACTTCAACTTTCCACCTTAGCTGTGTCAAACGTAGTCACCAACGTGTCTAACACTACCCTTTGGAATGACTGGTCTAACACCGTCCCAGGCCCGGCAGGTGGTCCTGCTGGTATCGCCCAGTTTGACTTTGCGATCATCGACACCCCAGTGTTCTGACCATGGACGTTATCATTTATCCGGACCCCTCAAGTCCAGCACCCTCAAGGCTTCAGGTCGTCTTCCCAGCCAACGACACACTCGAAGAGTACGCTTTCAAGTACCTTGAGTCGTACTCGATTGACTACCTGACCGTGGAATACTCCACTATCCCACAGTCTCCATACATCGGCGCAGCACAACTCGTCGAGTTTGTGTCAGGAGATCCAGTTTACAGCTACGACCTGGACGAAGCCAAAGACATCGCTTCTGGAATCAACTCCCGCTACTGGCAAAATCAGTACGACGCTGGGCTGCTCGGTGTTGGAATCACCAATGACTACCAACTGCAACTCGCAGTGGCAACTCCTGAGGGTGAGAGGACAGCTGATCAAATCGCTGCCATTGAGTTCATGTCCGGAATCAACGGTCTACAGACTGAAGTTCAAGACGAAATTGACGCCGCAACCACGGGTGAGGAGATCATTACTATCCTGAGCCAGCTCGGGTAAAACAGTTTCAACTGGTTTGAAAGATGGCGAACGCTTTTACTAAGGCCCAATTTATGGAGCCACCGTCAACCTCGGCGGTGGGTCCAGTCCCCGTAGGTGCTGTAAAAGCGGGGAGTGGCATTCAGATCGCAGCTGACGGCACGATCAGCACCACTCAGGGTGGCGGAACGATCCAAAACATCGTTTGCACCAACGGTATTCAAGGCGGTGGGTCCACTGCACAGGTGTTCATCGGTCTTTTGCCTCCCACTGAGACAACGATCGGTGGTGTTTACACGGTTGACGGCTCCGGTATCTCGATTGACACCAACGGCTTAATCCGTTCAGCTACTAACTACGTACTGACTCCTGGCAACGGTATTTTTCTGACCAACGTGACCCCTGGGGGAGCCACGGTCAACTTGAGGATTGCTGGTGCGGCGGCGAACAGCCTTGGTGGCATTTACGTCAACCCAACTCTAAACCCAGGCTTGGCCGTCTCTCCGGACGGAAGCCTGACACTCACGCCTCCTCAGAGTACGGGCATTGGTGGAGTCAAGGCGGGTGTTGGGTGCACGATCAGCGCACTAACCGGCGAACTGAACTGCACGGGAACAGGAGGAACAATCACAGGTGTTGGCGCTGGAACCGGTCTTGGTGGCGGAGGCATCTCTGGAGCGGTTACCGTCTTCCTCCGTCCAGCCAACGCGACCACAATTGGTGGCATCTACCCTGGCGCAAACTGTACAGTCGACCCTGACGGTAAACTCAACGTTGACAGCGGAGCTCTTGGCGTTTTAAGTGTTAACGCCGCGCCGGGAAGTGCCATTGTCGTTACTGGCACCTCCGCTGACCCACTCGTTGGAGTGAACGTGGCGAGCACCACTGGTGACGGTGTGGTCACCATTGTGGACTCCACTTCTTCCACTCAAGTGGCTGGCTTTGCAGCCTCACCAAACTCGGTGAAGACGGTGGCTGACGCTGCCGCCTTAAAACTCCCCTTCACTGGGGGACAAATGACGGGTCTCATCGGTTTCCAAGCTGGTCAGACTTTTCCGGGAACTGTCAGCTCAGCCGCCTTCACACAGACTGGCGGACTTCTTGTTGGTGACTCGTCCCCTCCAGGCTACGCTCAGCTTCCTGTTGGAGCGGACACTTACGTTCTCTCCGCAAACTCGTCCGCACCACTCGGACTTGAGTGGGTTCCGAGTGCCACTAGCCCAACCCTCCAAGTCGTCACCACCGCCGGCGCGACTACCAACGTAACAACCACGTTCAGTAGCTCCGCACCTGGAGAAACGGGCCTCAAGACAGTGCTGTCTGGCAGAGCCGTCACGTTCTTTGACGGCACAAACGACTTCATTACGATTGAAAACCAACCGGGAGGAAGCCAAAGAGTAAACTTCGGACCGGTGGCGGGCACTACTGGTCTTAGTTTCTACAGTCCCCCTGGTGGCGAAAGTCCCAACATCCGGGCTCGTTCTTTCACGGGGAACCTTACAATCTCCGGCGGTTCGCAACTCTTCTTCGAAAGCACCTCGGGTGACCCCTGGGGCAACTTCACAAGCACCGGGTTCACTGTCGACGTCCCGCTTACAGCCTCAGGTCTCAGTTACCCGAGCGTTGACGGTGCCGCAGGTTCCGCAATGACGACGAACGGCGCGGGAGTTCTGAGTTTTGCTCCCGTTTTGCTGCTTGGCGGCGGAACGATGACCGGAAACATTACGTTCAACGGGACTCAAACTTTCCCAGGCGTTCTCGTTAATGGGAGCATTGGCGGCTCTGGAGCGATCACCGTTGGCGGAACACCATCCAACCCAATTATCTCCGCAAACACTGCGACCTCTTCAGCTCTTGGTGTGGTTCAGCCCGACGGCACCACAATCACGATCAATGGCAGTGGTGTGATCTCCGCCGCCAGTGGTGGAGCTTCGCTACCACTTGCTGGTGGCACGATGACCGGCAACATCGTGTTTGCTGCTGGTCAGACTTTTCCTGGAACGCTCTCCTCCACACTGTTGGATGTTACGGGCGACATTGTTTTCGCTTCGGCCCCAAATACTCCCGCCTCTCTCCCAATTGGGGCGGCGGGTTCTATCCTTGCGGTTAACGGTGGAACGCCAGCCTGGCGCACTTCGACTCAACTCGACTTACTGACAAGTGCAGCGGCGTCAACCACTTACGCCCCACTCAACTCCCCGACTTTCACTGGGCCTGTTACTGTTAACGCAGGCGGCGGAGCCGGGGCTAACGCCCTCGTAGTCAGTGGGGGAAACCTCGTCTTAGCCACCTCTTTCACCCCTGCTTCTTCTAGCGATACGGGAAGCACTGGGGAATTAGCTTGGGACGCCAACTATTTGTATTTCTGCTACGCCCCCAACTCTTGGGGTCGCGTCGCCGTAGACCTGACTCCGTTCTGATAACCCATGTCTCAGCTGAACTTCCCTGACAACCCGCTGAACGGGCAACTGTACCCGAACCCCTGTCCAACGGGAGTCACACAGTACCGCTGGGACTCCTCAACGGGGATCTGGCGAATTGTCGGCGTGGCGACCGGTGTCGTTCCCGGAACTTACGGTGACTCGATCAACGTCGGTCAGTTCTCTGTCGACGTGCAAGGCAACGTCACTCAAGCCGCCAACATCGCCATTCGCAACGCGACTCTGACATTGACAGGTGTCGTTCAGCTTGAGGACACACTCACTTCGGTCTCAACAAGCAGAGCGCTGACTGCCGCAGCTGGCAAAAGACTGCAGGACCAGATTGGCAACCTCAACACGTGCATTGTACCAAACAACGCGAATGTAGTTCTTGCACTCAACGATCTGCAAAATCAGACCTTCCAGCTCCAACAAGGAGCGATGATCTGGTGCGGATACTATAACGCGCAAGAAGGTGATATTTCGTATGTCAGTGACACTGGCTTCCGTCTCGGCTATCGAATCGGACAGGAGCTTCCGAACCCTGGGCCAAGTAACGGTGGTGACTTCTTCATCGTTAACATTTCCGGGAATCCTTACATCGCGGGAGACACCAATGCTCCGAACCAGCAGATTGAGGCCGGAAATTGGCTCATTTCGGAGGTCAACCGGTGGCAGGAAGTCGACTCTCGAGGTAGAATTCGCGCCATCGATGTCGAATACACGCCGAACTTCCCACTCACCGCGATAAACGTTCAGAGCGCTTTATTTCAAATCACGCAGTTGTTCCGCACTGGAATTGGCGGCGCGACTGTCTCCTCCACGAAGCCACCGAACCCTTACCCGGGCCAACTCTGGTGGGACAACGATGACGGCCTGTTCTACATCTATTACCGTGACCAAAACGGTGACCAATGGGTTGAGGCAAGTGGTAGCGCCGGTGGAATTGCAAGTGGTCTTGGCAGTGGCGGCGGCAGTGTCTATGAGGTGAAAACTGGCAAGGGTCTCACCGGCGGTCCGATTGTGACCACAGGCACTGTCAGTCTCAAGCCCGCTTTCTACAACTCTCTCACTCCCACAAACTCCGAGATCGGCGGCGTTGTCCCCAACCTCGGTTTCTCCTACAACAACACCAGCGGACTCCTCAACCTCAAGGTTTCCTCTGACCCTCAAGGCAAGGACCCGTTCACGGCTTTCAGTCAGGCTGGCGCCAACATCATCAACTCGAAGGTCAACTTCGTCACTGGCAAAGGCGTTCTAGCCGGCACCTACGACGCCTCCGAAGGTGTGATGGCAACTGTCACACCAGCTGGTGACGCAAACGGTTTCGTTGTGGGTGAAGGTCTTCCGACATCAATCGCTTCACTCAACAACTTCTATGCGATCGTCACTGTTGCTGGTGATGACGCCAAGTCCGGGGACTGGTTCGTCTGCACGTCGACCGAGTGGTTCCTGATTGACTTCCAGACCACCTTCTCAAGCGCCAGAAACATCGATGTGACCTCCATCGACGGGCTTGAGTTCTCCGGTGACGTTCAGTCCGTCCTTGAAGACCTTCAACTCGAGGTGGGCAACCGTGTGGGTGGTCTGACATCACTCAGCGACGGTCTCATTATCGAGTCCAGTGGTTCCGGCCTCTTCGGTTCGACCGCCTCCTTTTCCCTTCTCCCCGCAAGTGTGGACAACGCGGGAGTTGTGCAACTCACCAGTGACATCACTGGAAACTCCGAGTCGTTGGCGGTCTCACAGCTCGCTGTCAGTCAGCTCAACACCAAAGTTCAGTCTCTGTCGAGTGGCCCACGTGTCCTCGCCGGAACGTTCAACGCGACAACAGGTCTTGTTGTCTCCGTCACCGCTGCAGGTCTTGACGCAGGCTTCAAGGTTGACGAGCCTGCTCCCAACGCCGTGCTCGTCCCCGAGAACTTCTACCTGATTGTCACAGTCTCTGGCGGTTTCGGACCGTCTGGCGCTGAAGTGTCCGAGCAAGGCGACTGGTTCCTGACGGAGCGCACCGATGTTGGCAACTATTGGGCTGGCATCCACTTTGACAACCTCTCCTCAGCCGCCACCAACGTCTCCCTCGCCCCGGTTTCCAACCTTACTGCGACAAACGTTCAGGATGGCATCTCTCAGCTGCAGGAAGCTGTCGATGAGGCCGTATGGAATGTCTTCGTTGACGGTGCTGGACTTACAGCTGAGAAGACACCGCTCCTTGGCGGAGCTGGCTCGAACGTCACCCTCTCACTGACACCTGCCTCCTCAACAAACCTTGGTGGAGTCACTGTCTTCCCCAACAAGGGACTTGGCATCAACGATCAGGGATCACTCGCTGTTGTCCCAGCCACGACCAGTTCTCTCGGTGGCATGATTGTCGGTGACAACTTGACGGTGGATAGTAACGGACGCGTGAGCGCTGTGATCCCACCTCAAACCATTCCGCAAATCCGCCTCCTCGACGACATCTCACTGCAGTTCACAGGCCGTAAATCGACTTTCCTTATCACAAGCGCTGGTAATGAACTTCCCCGCACTGTGGGCTTGGCACAACTTTTCATCGTGATCAATGGCTCTGACCTTCGCCCCGGGATTGACTTCAGCTGGGATCCTAACAATTCGCTTCTGACTATATCCACGGCTCCTGCAGTCGGCAGCACTTTCTCAGGTCGAGTGATAACTTTCTCCTGAGGGTAAAAGTCTTACAAAGCCGCATTTACGCTGAAACATGGCCAATCTTGCGACTGCCCAACTTATGGAGCCACCGGAGGACGGGGGCCCCGCGTTTGTTGGTGCGGTGAAACAGGGAACTGGCATTTTCCTTGATGCTCCCACTGGAACCGTCAATGCTGACTTAAACGCATTTTGTAGCAAGATTATCGCTGGCACAGACATTCAAATCTTGCCAGGAAGCGGTATTGGCACGGTCACAATCTCCTCAACCATTAGAATTGACCCGAACTCGTATCTGCCGATCGGGACTCAGATGACATTCTATCAGTCTGGTGCTCCTCCGCGTTGGATCACTGAAAATCCCGGCACCCGCATGCTTCGTATTAACAGTACGGGGGGTGGTCAGGGTGGTTCTTCAGACTGGACCACTTGCTTCACCACTCAGACTTTCACCGGCAGTGTTAGCACAGGAGGGGCCAGTATCAGTGGAAGTACTGACACTGTGAATGAAACTCCGTCAGGTTCAGTTCAAGTCAGCGGCGTTTCTCTTGGGGCCACTTCACTGTCAGAAGGTCAACTACCGGGCCACACACACCAATACGCGCGTAGACCCCAGAACGGTCAAAAATCTGGTAACCAGAATGGTGTGGCCGACTCGGATTTCAATGAGCCTACTGGAGCAGCTGGCGGTGGCGGAGCTCATAGCCACAGCGTAAGCGGTGGTGGTGGTTCTTTCAGCGGCAACAATATGTCCCACAGTCATAGTGTCTCCGGAAGTTTGAACGGTTCTGGATCTTTTACCGGGGGCTCAGTAGATCTCAACGTGCAGTACATCGACATGATTGTCTGCCGAAAACTCAGCAATCCGGGGTAAAAGCCCCTCAGAATGCGCTCAGACCAGGCTCTATCGTAGACAGTCATGCCTCTTAACAAAGCCCAATTGATGGCCACTCCTGGTGGTCCTGGCGTGATCGGTGCCGTGAAAGCCGGTGTCGGTATCGCGATTGCCACTGATGGAACCATTAGTTTAGACCCCAACGAGGTGGTCGCAAAACTAGTCGCTGGAGCAAACGTCTCTCTTGTGCCAAGCACTGGCGTAGGAACCGTCACTATTAACGCCATTCCTGAGGCCGCAGGTGACTTCCCTCCAGGCACCATAACTTTGTTTGTTCAGTCTTCTGCACCGTTGGGATGGGTTCAAGTCAACTCGCAGAACAACAAAGCTATTCGTGTGGTTAATGGAAGTGGGGGTGGATCAGGCGGTTCTCAACCCTTCACATCAGTCTTTACTTCTGTTCCTGTAACTGGTTCAGTGAGTTTCTCAGGCCTGAGCGTCAGTGGGGGTTCAACTAACACAGTTAGTCAGACTCCTTCGGGTTCGGTTCAACTTGGAAGTCTAAGCGTAAGCGCAACTTCCATTGACCAAAACCAAATGCCTGGCCACAGCCATAGTTACGCCCGTCGTCCGGCCTCTGGCCAAAAGTCGGGTAACCAGAATGGTGTGGGTGACGTTGATTTCAACAACCAGACGGGCGCGGCTGGTGGCGGTGGTGGCCACAGCCACAGCGTGTCGGGCTCGGGCTCATTCAACGGAAACAACATGAGTCACTCTCACTCCGTCAATGCGTCAGTGAGTGGAAACGGCTCATTTAGCGGCAACGCAATCAATCTTGCAGTCCAGTATGTGGACGCGATCCTCTGCTCCAAGTCCTAACCAATGGCAAAGAAAATCATCTGCCCTCTGTTAAGAAAACCCTGCATCGAACACGAATGCGCGTGGTGGGCAACAGTTCGAGGCTACGACATTAACACCGGCAAGGAAGTCGATAACCAGCAGTGTGTAGTTAGCACACTTCCACTGTTGATGATCGAAAACTCAGCCCAGCAACGAAGCACGGCGAGTGCGGTAGAGAGTCTCAGAAATGAGTCCATCGACCGTCAAGATATTGCCAACAAGCTCTTAGCAAATGTGATTGTGGGTGCCACTATCACACAACTCCCGTCAACTGACGTTCCTTTCGCTGAACTTCCCTCCTCCAACGATGGCTAGAATCACTCTTTTCCCTAAGACCGGCAGCGCCCAAATTGACGGCAATCTCGCCACCGGCGTTAGCTATACAGGCATCAATCCCACTATCCACTGTGTCCAGTGGTACGACACTGTCGGATCTGTAGAGTATGTAGATGATCCAATTACTGGAGCGAAACCGCCAAACCAAACGATTGATAGCATTGCTCCGTACATGGTGTACGTTGTAGCAGCTGAGACTATCATCGACGCTTATCTTAACCCTCAAGTTTTCTACTCAACAGCCAGCGAAGTAATTTACCAAGGTTTGAGTTATGGTCTTGGGGATGAGATTGTAATCTCAACGCCCGATACGCTTCCTCCCGCTCAATCTACCAATGAGCAACCTCCCAATCCGCAAGATTTCCAACAGTTGTGGTGGTACAACTCTGAGGATACTTGGGTGGTTTCTCCTATAGACCCATCCTTGAGCCTTTCTAACGCTAAGTTTGAACTGACAGTGAAGGTTCAAGAGTCAGCTGCTTTCCAAGCCAATTATCAAGCTCGCATTTACTCCCTGGTTGACCTTATTTCAACCCCTGATGTGACTGCGCTTTTTACTGCGGACTATTATGGTTTGTCTCTTGGAGCTTATCAGACCTATCTTGATGATCAAGTGACGGCAATGGTGGCTCAGATCAACGCCGCCACAACCACCACGCAGCTCTACAGCTTTGATTGGCGTGTTCAGGGTGACCCGAACGCCTAAAAATCGAGATCGATCTCATCATCGGCTTGGGGCTTGAACGTCCCGAGCAACTCCACAGGCGTAGCGTATCCCGCTGCGCCTTTTGATCTATTTGCCTTCGCACACACCACTGCAAGCCTTGCGTGCTCAAGATGCCACTCCTTCCACGACTGCCATAGCGTGTCGTCCTTTATTCGTTTGCCAGTTGGTGGCCCGCAAAGTATAATGTCAGCATACGTCAGCATGTTATGGCTCACCCACTCGTCCGCAAGCTGCGCGAAGGGCTTCCCGTGGTGGTCGATGTCGACCCTCGTTCCTTTCCTGAGAAGGCGCCCTGTCACCAGGCACTCGATCGGGTAGCTCGTGGTCGCCTTGTAATCACGGAGTTGCTGCTCCACCCCACGGCGCATCGCTGCCTTGACAGTGTTGAAATGCTTCTCCTCTAGGGTTGCAGTAGTGGCGATCTTTTTGGTGGGATACAGCGCCTCGATGAGTTTCGCCTTCGGGACGGGCTGCCTGGTGCCTCCACCCTCGAGGGAGATCATCTTCACTCTCCTTCCGCCCGCCATCTCGAAATAGCGAAGATAGACAGCAGTGTCAGGTTTTTGGGCCAGCTTCTCCCATCTTTCGGACAATTTGCAAACGCGAAGAATGAAGTCGCGGGGCGCTCCAATAAGCCGGGAATTTGCGCGATTGTTGTCGATGATGCGGCTCACCTTTTGAGTGAATTCGCCTTTGTTTAAGCCAAGGGTTTCCTTCGCGGTCATGCGACTATAGTAGTTATGTTGAGTGTTACCCAAGCATGACCTTTTTGGAGCCTCAATGGGACTCCATCTTCTCCTCCTTCATCTTTTCCTTCGTGCTCCCGTCGGAGATTCAAGATCAGATCATGAGTGAGTGTGTGTCCCTGCGTCAAACTGGCTTAAGGGGCGTAAAGAAGAGCAATCTTGGAGGCTGGCAGAGCGACTTCATCGAGGATCGTGGACCCGGCATCACTTACCTCATCGACAGCGCTACGGCGTTTGCTCGAGAGGTTGTGACGCCAAACCGAAATCTTGAGTCCCTCGCTTACAAAATCTTGAGTCTGTGGGTTAATTTCAACTCCGCCTCGGATTTCAATGAGCCCCACACTCACGGTGACACCAAGATAACTGGTGTTTACTATGTTAGGGTTCCCCAAGGAGCTGGGGAGCTATGCTTGATCCGTCCAGACCACAATCCCATTTTTCCTTCAGAGGACACCACTCTCAGATTGGTTCCCCAACAGGGGCGAGTCTACCTCTTTCCAGGCCACCTCATTCATTATGTATTGGCCGGAGACAAAAGTCAAACTGAACAGCGTGTATCAATCGCCTTTAATATGGTTTAGCACACAGATGTAATGAGTCACAAGACATCCGTGCCCGCCGAGGAACGGATCTACTCACCCGACTACCGTGAGGTGCTCGAACCGTTCGAGGACCAACTCGTTGAAGTCACGGGGAGGATAAAGGAGTTTCGTCAGCACCCCAGAAAGAAACACTTAGAGACCGTTCTCCTTGTCAACCTCATCGTGACACCTATGCCCCTAGGGGAATCCG